TGACCAAGGCGCGGCGGGCGTATTCGTTGATGTTGGAGCCCAAGCCGTCGATGTTTTGGGCGATCTCCAGCCAGTAGGGGTCGCCTTCAATGTGGATGGGTTTGCGGAGGATGGCGCCGGCGGCGGTTTCGATGAGGCGGCTGGTGTAGGGGCTCAGGACGCTGCGGTCGACGCGGGTTTCGTAGGCGTCGTCGTCTTCGCGGGGTTCTTGCGGGAGATAAGTTTCACTCATGTCCCGCAAGTAGTTGGTGCCGTTGGTGACGGCGGCCATCACGTTCCAGTCCGGCATCATGGCGATGACGTCCAGGCTGCGGACAAACGGGGATTCGCTGACTACAGCACCAGTTGGTGGGATATTGGCGCTGTAGACCACGGCTTGACTCCTACTTTGTACCTATTTTGGCACTAGAGATCTAGGTGTGTCTCGTGCGTGAGTGGAACACGCCCGTGCGGGAGCCGTGGAACGCGCTCATTCACCAGTGTTTGAGGGGCGTTGATAATCACATGCACCAGTACATGGAGACTGGGAATGTTTGGCATTTAGAGAAGGCAGATACGTTGAGAAAATATGTGTTGGAGTTGAAAATGTGGATTCATAAAGTTGAGGGGAGATAGTCACCATTTCACCTTATTTGCCCAGTAGGCGGCACTCATTTTGCCCTTGGAGATATTTTGGGCGTGACGCGCTTTGAACGATGCCCTTCTGGCCTTGTCTGCTGCTGACTCTCCTTTTTGTGCTGGTGAGCCAGATACGCCCTGTTGGCCGAAACGGATGAGTTTTACCGTGTCGCCTTCCTTGGCGAGGACGACGTGGGATTTTTTCGGGTGGTTGGGGGTGCGTTTGGGCTTGTTGTAGCCCTCGAATTTTTCGCCGCGATACTCAATCATCGTCTTCCTCCTCGTCTTCGGGGTTTTCGATGGGCACCAGCACTTCGATGCCCATAGCGAGCATCTTGATGAAATTGCCCAAGGTGTCGGGGATTGAGGGGGTTTTGAATACAAACGTGGCGTGCGTGGTGCCTTCCTCGCCGTCAATTTCGATGTGGAGGCAGCTGCCGGTGATTGTCTGGATCGTCATCAGCCGTGGTAAGCGACGGCAATGTGGGGGGTGATGCTGGGTGTGCCAGAGTTGATGGAGGCGATGCGGACGCGGATCTTGGCGGCGGGTTTGCCGTCGTAGAAATAGACGTATTCGCCGTTGGAGTTGATGTTTTTGCTGGAGTCGAGGGTGAACCAGTTGCCGTTGCCGTTGAAGCTGCACTCCAGTGCGAGGGTGAAGTTGGCTCCGCCGGTAACAGTTGCGGCGAAGGTATAGCTGGGGGACTGGGCGGGGACTTCCATCCAGTCGTTGACGGCGGTAAGGGTGCTGCCGGTGTACTCAACCAGGTTGGTGAAGTAGTCCTTGGCGGTAATTGCTTTGGCGGCCATGGTTATTTCCTCGGTTTTTTGGCGGTTTTGGCGGCAGCTTTGAAGGCGGCGGCGGTTGGGGCGCCCTTGGTGCCAGGCTTACGCATTTTTTCGCCGCTGCCGGCGGCGATGCGCTTGCGTTTGGCCGCAATGTTGGCGTACAAACCGGATTTTTTAGCCATTACTTTTTCTTAGGTGCTTTTTTCTTGGTGCTCTTGGCCGGCATCGGCTTAGCTTTACCTTTTTTGGGCATCTTCATGTCGCCGTAATGTCCAGGCATAACCAGTCGTCGTACTTACCACACACGATAGGAGGTCTTTCCGAGGTTCTCTGGTTTGGCGAGGTTGAAAGTTTGTAGGCATAGGTAGCCCAAAGCGTCGAATGCGTGGTCTACGCCGAGATTCTTGTTGGGGAGGCCGGTTCCAGGGGCATAAGTCAATGTGCGGAGGGATTTGATTAGTTCTTTGCACTTGGGGTGGATGAAGAGGCGGCGCGTTCCAGAGGCATCGAGGAGGGCGGTGTTGACGCAGGTGATTTTGTCGCGGATTTTCCAGGGATTTCGGGGGCTGGATACGGTAAATCCGCTCTTGCGGAGGATGTTGTGGTCGGTGGCGCCAACGCCGCTGGTTTTGCGGGCGCCGCCGGTGGGGTCCGGGCAAGCGATGATGCGGCGCTCAATGCCGTAGCGGGTCTGGATTTCTTCGCAGAGGTCCCAGGTGGTGGCGCCGCCGGTCATGATAATTTCGTCGAAGACCCAGAGCACGTCGCCTTTTTTGACCGCGCATACGGCGGACATGGGGTCCACGTTGAAGTCGACGCCCAGCAGCAGGGGTAGAACCGGGAGGTCTTGCACCACGCTGTCGATGTTTTCGTCGCTGAATGAGACGGCGACGAGACCGCTGAGATTCTCGAAGCTGGCCTCGAATTCTTGGCGGAAGGTTCGGGCGTCGAGTTGGGCGCGGGCGGCTTCGATTTCTTCCGGTGGGACGTTATCGCCATCGATCGTGGTGAACTGCCACCGGTGCCAGTCCGGGTCGTCTTGGTCGCAATAGCACCAGAGGTCGTAAAACCAGCTGGCCGTTCCGTCGGGGGTGGAGATGAAGAGGGCCCAGCCCTGTTTGTCGGCGAGGGCGGGGCGGATCACCTCGAACCAGACGTCGCTGGACATGAAGGCGGCTTCGTCGAGCACCACGCCAGCCAGACTGCGGCCTCGCAGGGCCATGGCGTTTTCAGTGCCCTTCAGTTCGATGGTGGAGCCGTTCACCAGCTCGATTTTCAGGTCGGTCTCGTTTTTGGATTTGATCCAGGCTTTTGGGACGAGTTTTTTTAGTACCTTCCAGGCGATGTCTTTCGCCATGCGGTAGGTGGGGGCGGCGTAGAAAAAGGTTTCGCCGGGGCGTTCGATTGCCCCACGCAAGAGTTCGATGCAGGAGAGGTAGCTCTTGCCGAAGCGGCGGCCGGCTACCAAGACACGGAAGCGTTTACGGCTAGAGAACACTTGCCCCTGGGCGTAGCGGAGCGAGAGGGTTCCAGCCGTTTCGGCCATTTTTTCGGGTACGGGTACCTTCTAGGGTATTACAGGAATTGAACCCCTGCCCCCTTCAGCGTTTTGGGGTCCAGGTGCAGTAGTTGCCGGCGCTGTAGGTGCCGTATGGGCAGGGGCTACTGGTTTGAGGAATGGCACGGACGGGTGTTTGCATTGCGGCGTTCGGGAGACAGTAACTGCCTTGGGAGTAGTAGCCGTAGGGGCAGGACGAGCCAACCTTCGTGATTGGGTAGGCGGTGGCGAGTACCAGAGCAAGGGAAAGCATGGGAATGTAGTACAGAAGAGCTTAGTTTAGCACAGTAGAAGGAAACTCAGTTATATCAGTAGGTTCCCTGGGACCCGCTCCCACCCCGCCAGAACTCGAACCCTGCCCCCCGTCAAGGGGTAGGGCCGGTTCTGTCACAAGCTGTAACAGCCGCAGCGGCTCAGCGGCCCAGCACCCGCAAGCGGCACTCCTCGGGGTGGGCGCCCGTAGCCTCGCAGCGTGCCAGCAGCTCAGATGCTGGGGGATGCGTCAGGCCCCACGCAAAGGTGGCGACCATCAAAGGTACGAAAACGATGGGGCGGATCAGGTGGGCCATGGGTCGGTGTCCCTTGGTTGACTTACACAGTATAAACACAGAAGCGGTACGCGCCAGCAGCTTCTGGCCGGTTTTGCAGCTGTCTACTGTCTCAACCTAAGACGCCGGATCTCAGCCTAAGACTCTGCGTTGCGCTTATCGTCGATCTCCACACGCAGCACGGGGGCCGCGGCGGCCTGCTGTTCTGGTGCAGCTTCGCCGATGACGGCGCCCATGTCTTTGAGCAGCATCGCCACAGTCTGCAGCTGGCCCTTAGCCAGGGCCCGTCGCACGGTTGCCAACCTAAGCGCCTGTATTTGGTTCAGGAGCTCCGATCTGGTGGCACTTTGCTCAACCTTGAGAAGCTCCAAGGCGCGGGAGTAATCGGCGTCTGCTGTTCTCAGGGACGTTCCGAAGCGTTCAGTAAGGCGAGCGGTAACCTGCCGCCTCGTGCCACCTTTAAGGATCTCGGCGTAGCACCAGTTAACCCGCTCCTCGATCTTGTCGGCAGGGCCGCGACCCCCGCGCCAACGTTTCGTATCATCATTGGCCACAGTCAGTGGCACGTTGTCCACATCATCCGCCGCAACTTCCGGCGCTTCGTTGATAGCTTCCGGATTGTCCGACATGGTTAAAATCCTGTGCCCGTTTGGTTCAATACTAGCCGCACAGTAAAAAGCCCGGCACAGTGGCCGGGCCGGTGATCGGTGGGGGTGCTGGTCACACTGCCCGAAACACCAGCCAGTCACCGCCGCCGATACTGTGCAGCCGGTAACCGTCACCGGTTTCAAGTTCACGCCAAGCTGCTTCCCAGTCAATACAGCTCAACGGCCAATCTTGTTTATGCAGCTTAACGCCCAAGTCTTCCGCCAGCTGTTGAGCGTAATCCGCTCCGGCCCGTTCTTCGCTCCAGCCTTCCGCGCGACCGCAGTAGGAATCCTCCACCGTATCGGGATCGATCCCGTCGGCGTCAAGTTCCGCGATCAGTTCAGCCCAACCGGTGGGGTAGTCGTTACCCATACCGAAGTGCTCCAGGGCTTCGGCCCAGGATTCGTCCAGCCAGAAACCGAAACAAGCGCCATCGCCGTCCTGGCTTCCGAAATAAAAGCCGGTGGGCGCCAACTCCTGCAGGGCTTCGGTCAGCTCCTCCAGGGTCTGGCAGGCTTCGGCGTCATCCCAGGCAGACTCTCGGGAATCCTCTCCGACCAGTTTCGCCAAGCTGGCGAGCGTGGCAGGGCTGAGCACTTCCGGCTTGTTTGCCGCCAGGGTTAGCACTTCAGCCACGCTCCAAAACTTGGGTAGCAGATCTTCCGGGCGCAATGTGTCACAGCTGGCGATCCAGGGGAAATGCGCCAGGGTTTCGGAGTTGTAGCGAGTCATGGGGTGAGCCTTAGGGTAGGGCTTTCGTGTTCAACAGTAGCACGGATTGGCCGCTAAGCCAGGGCAGGCACCAACGGATCGCGGGAACCGTCGGGCCACGGGTAAGGTTCGCGGCGCCATTCCTGATCCGGCGGCAGTAAGGGTAGGCCCGTCAGCTGCGCCAGCCATTCAACCGTTAGGTGTTCGCCTGCTTCCCTGAAGTTAAAGGTGGGGCCGTCGCTCTCATGGATGCAGCACCAGCTGAGCCGGTTGGCGATGCCGTGCCAGGCTTCTCCCAGCTGATCATCCGAGAGCGCGTCGATCAAGTCAGCTTCCCAGTCAATCGGCGCATCGTCTGGCGCGTAGGGCTCCAGGGCTTTAGTTAATAGGTCGCGCCATTCAGCCATGGCCCAACGCTCCCAGGCTTCTCCCTCCTCCTCGGATTCCAGTTCGCATAGGTCGGATTCATCAGCCACCGGATAATCGGCAAGCGACGCGGCCCAGCGGTCGGCACACTCCAGGGCTGCGGTGTCGCTCTCGTGAATCAGCCATACTTCATACCAGCCGCAAGCCCAGTGCCCGAAGCTATGGGCGCCGCTCTCCTCGTGCTGCACCAGCTTCTCAAGTTCGGCACCGATCACGCGCCAGTTCGAGAGGGTAACGCTGTCGGCGGTATCGCGGTTGGTGCTGATGGGCGCCAGCCAGAAGGCTGATAGGTCGGCGCCGGCATAGTTACTGCTGCCACCGGTGGCGGGATCCGCCGGGCTCCAGCGCTCCAGGTGTTCGGGGGTGTAGGTCGGTTGCATGGCAGGGCTTGCCGAAGTGCCCCCGTACTGTATCACACCTGCCAGCCTTGGCAAACCGCCGGGCTGCTGATACTGTATTAAGCGAAGCCCTCAACCAAACCTAGGAGGCTCCCCAATGAACCGACCCCTCGGCCCGCTCCAGCGGAACATGCTGGCCTTCTGTCAGCGCCACCCCGGACGTCATACGATCCACCCGGACAGCAAGACAATCAGGATCGCCCGCTCGCTTGAGGCCCGTGGCCTGCTGCATGTGACCGATTGCGGCATGTGCAGCGCCAGCGGCTGCCCCGTGCTGATGGTCTCGCTTGCGAACGGCGACCGGAGGGAGCCGTGAGCGGCGGAGACTGGAACACTACGCGCGAGCGTAAGCAGCTGGCCCTAGATGCCCGAGAGCTGGAGCGCGAACAGCTGCGTCTCGAAAAGCGCCATCTGAAAGACCTGCGGTGGGCGGTGGAGCGATCTACCATCACCGCCAGTGACTGGGCCGACCTTTTAACGCTCCAGGCTGCCCACGGTAAGGAAGGCCCCCTTCAGGTATGGCGGGAACTGGTGCCGTTTTGGTGCGCCAGTCAAAAAATAAATGGCGGCGCAGTGTGCCCCAAAGCACTGTTCCCGGAAGGCGAGTCGGGTATCCTTGAAAATTATTCGCAAAAAACTGCGCGCACAAAACCGACGAGCCGAAAGGCTCCAGGGGCAGCGCGTAAAAAACGCACCGATGCAGGAAAACCCCGCCAGCCATACAAAAAGCGCACCAGTGCCTGAAGCCTGGCTGCTGTTTACCCAAAACCCGGGGCTGCTGTCGTTTCAGCAGTTCCGGGAATCAAAGCGCCATAAAACCGAGGCTTACGTCTACGCGTGGCTCGGTTCTGATGGTTTGCCTGTTTACGTTGGCAGCGGGATCAAAAGCCGGGCGATAGCTCGCACACGCTCCAGGCTTAACCGAGTTATCCCTGAACCCCACTGCATCGCTGTTTTGCCGTGCGCGTCAGTGGCCCACGCCAGGGCAGCGGAAGCGGCACTGATCCAGTGCCTTCCTGTTGAATGGCTCCCGCTCCAGTCCTATGAAAGGGCCCTTTTACGGCCCGGGCGGGTTAGGCGCTCAAAACCACGGAGCCACCGGCAAAACACACGGTCCGACGCCGGTGTAGCCAAAAAACGTTCCAGGCTATGAATGGCGTCTCAGCCTGAGACTTGAATGGGATTCTGGAGAGCTGCGAAATACTGCTCTACCCGTGCGAGGAACGAGCACTCTGCTTGCTCCAGCTCAGCCTGAGTCATGTAGTGAATGTTTGGGTTGCCGCAGCGGCGTGCTAGCACGATAGCGGCGCCAGTGGGTTGGAGGCCGGTGAGATGCTTGAGTCCCAGGCTGTAGGCGCCGCACTGGTCGATGTATGAATGGCCGAGTGGAAGGCGCTCCAGGCCGTCGTCGTCTTTTTTGGTCTTGCGGCCCACGCTGGTCTTCCAGTCCGCTAGTACCAGCTCGTTATTCTTCATGCCGATCAGGGCGTCGCAGGTTCCAGCAAAGCCTGCCGGGTGGTGGATGCTGAATTCGCTGGCGAAAATTTCGGTGACGTTTTCGGCGATCCAGTCAGACAGGCTGCGGGCGTAGCCGGAGGCGCTCCAGCCAACGCGGGGGACATTGGGGCGGACCCTTTTCAGGGCCCACTGCGTGATTGGCGAGGGAATCCGGGCTAGTCCCTGATCGTCCCAGCGGATGGCGTTGCGCTTGTTTGCAGTGGAACGTGCCAGCTGTTGGGAGGTTTTGAGGAGATACTCCGCCTGGCTGTGGGCCATGTTGCCTCGGGTGGCGGCAACATTGCGCTGGCAGCTTGCCTCTACTGGTCCCAGGCGGGCTTCCCAACGCTCCAGCCCGGTTTTGTCGCTCGTCTCCTTCAGGATGTGTGTAACACTATGATATACATTACCTTTGATGTCCCGGTAGACCCGGAAAGGGCCGCTGTTATCTTGCTCCAGCCTCCATTTACGCAGTCCTGCCAGCGTGTCTTGGGTGTTGGAGGCCATGAAGTTATTCTTTCCCAATCTGATAATACCAGTAAAAAGCCCCGCGCAATGGCGGGGCAAAGTTTTTTAGTCGTCGCTGGAATCCTTAAACACGTAGGCATAGACCCCGTGCTTTTCGCCCGGTCGTAACTGAAAAACGTGGGCACGTTTGCACGCCAAACATTCGACAGCAATGCCAACTGCTTGAAGTTCGCTCATCCAGTTACCTGAAGAGCTGCACGCGGAAGGACTGAAATCCACAGACGGATAAACTTCCTCACCGTTTCCCGGTTCTATGTCCACCAAATGCAAGCCCGTAACTTTTTGATCGCGGGCATTGCACCTAGGGCAGCAAAGCAGGACGGGTTCTTGTCCGTCCTGCTGAAACGGAAACCGCACTTCAAGCGGCCTTGAAGGGATTACCTCCCGTAAGAAGTCGGCTGATGTCGAAGCCTTCGGCCTTGGCTTCGAGCCAGGCGGCATCGACGTGCTCTTGGCTGCCTTTCTTGCGGGGGACCGGGCGGACGGTGTACTCGGTGAGCAGGCCGCTGCCCTTCTTGCTGATGGTGAAGTCCCACTCCAGCAGGTTCTCGTAGTCCTCCATCTGGGAAATCTGGTCGATTTCCTTGAGGATGGACTTCTGGGTGATCTGCAGGACTTGGACTTTGCCGGACTCGTAGTTGTAGACCGGGCAGGCGATGGCGAACTTGACGTCGGCGGTGCCGGGGCCGCCGCGGCCTTCGCGGGGCTCGAACTCGCCCATCTCAGTCGTCACGTCCTCGTGGGTGGGCTCGTAGTTGAAGCGGAAGGGCTTGGATGCGCCGTTGGCTTGGCCCCAGCACTCGTAGAACTCCAGGGGTTCGTCGGTCAGCAGCGCGAAGCGGACGGAGCCGCCGTCGGGGAGCTTGCTGA